GATTTCCTAAACCAGTAATTTTATTTGTGCCCATAGCAACAGCACCGCTTAACGTACCACCGGCAAGGGGAAGGCTAGTGGCAGTTACATATGCTTTAGTTACGGCATCTTGGTTATCAGTAGGATTGCCTAGGCCAGTAATTTTGCTAGTGCCCATAGCAAGAGCACCACTCATAGTCCCACCAGCAAGAGGAAGTTTAGCCCCTATTGCAGTATACACATTTCCTGCGTCATCATTAAGAGCCGCCGCAAGTTCGTTTAACGTGTTTAAAGAACCAGGAGCACCGTCAATTAAATTTGTAATAGAAGTGTCAACGTAAGCCTTGACTGACTGTTGAGTTGGAAGTTTGACAGCAGAGTTAGAAGACATATTATCTTCATCAACAAAATCAGTAATCCCAATTGTACCGTCAGATAAAGTACCAAACTGAACAGTACCGGCAGATGTAATAGAAGAGGGAGCAGTACCTAATTCAACAACAGTAGAGCCGTTTTTAGTGTATAGTTTTTTGTCAGCTAAATTGACTGCAAGTTCTGCTTGATCAATATCACCTGCGGACGGTGCCGCCCCAGCAGAAGTTGAATTTTTTATGAGGATTTTAGTAGCCATTTTCCAGCCCTGTAGTGGTGGGGAACAATGTAAAAGGAAAACCCCTCCAAAGAGGGGCTACCTAGTAGGACTAGATTAGGTTGGTAGACCCAACAAGAATCCAGTTTCTGGACGTAGAACCTTCACACCGTAGATTGTATCAGCGGTCATCAGGTCAGCAAGGTACTCTTGCTTGTACTGAGTTTGTGTACGAACACCTACTTGCTCTGCAAGAACCATCGTGTCTTTATGTGCCAAGATAGCACCACGAGTATCAAACGCCGCAGTAGAGCTTTGTGCCGCTGTCTCAATAACAGGGACGTTAGTAGATACATAAATATCTACACCGTACAAGTTACCGATTAAACCGCTTTGCACACCTTGTTGGCTTGTGAAGTCAGAAGAGACATACCGATCAATACCAAGAATTGTTTGACGTGCGGAAGGAGGAATGATTAAGTATCGTCCATCCATCGGAGTAGACGCATCATCCATCAACTTAATTAACTGACGGAACGCAAGATCTGAGAAGTCATCCCCAGCGGCTATTGTGTCGTCTGTATATGCGGCAATACCAGAAGAGGCATTGACATAGTAGGCGTTAGAGTTTTCCCAAACTGCTGGATCAGTTACGTCTCCACCATTACCATCTCCAAAAGAAATAGCTAGGTTGAACAGATCTGTATCTAGTTGAAGAGCAAGGGCATAACCAGCATCGTCTGTATAGAAGCGACGCATTGAATCAAGTGCTTGCACATCTGCAATATCCTCAATCATACGAGAATATTCAAAGTGCTTGTCAACAGTAATAATTACTTCTGCTTCAGTATCAGCTTGAATAGTAACCGCTGTGTTAGCCGCTTTAACGCTTGCACTACCACGGGTAGGTTTAGGTATATGAAGGGTATCTCCTTTCTTACCGACCATTGACATTTTATTGACAAGGTTTGCAAGAACAAGATTCTTTTTGTATGCGGCAACAATTTCATCCGACCATAGTTCTGGAATGAATTTTGCGGCGCGAGTAACGTCAACAATACTTCCTGCGTTACCGGGATATGCTACTTTAGCCATGATTTTTTCCTATAAAGCTATCTTACCCGACCCTCCGAATATGCTTCTCTTATTTCTTGTGCTAGAGACATATAACGGTCTGGATCAGTTTGCATGAGTTTAATGATGTCAGCACGGCGATATACTTTACGAGATGGAGCTTCCGCTGATCCTTGGGTGCTACCTGTAGACGCAGATTTAACCGATTGTTTACGTGCCTTAGTTTCAGTGTCTTTAGTTGCATTAACAACTTCTTGACGTTCTTTCCAAGATGTAAACAATTCATCAGCCGCATCAAAGTCATAACCTTTGTCTGCTTGGTTTAACAACTGTGATCGAAACTTTGATTTATGTACCCAATCCAAAAACGGTGGAGAAGAAATAATTGTATCAAAGTCAGGATGCGTTGCTTTTAACCTTGCCATTGCTTCAGATTGCTTTAACTGTGCAGTTACTGCTTCTGCTTGCTTTAGCTTTGGATGATTGTTAATTGCGTTGTCTACGGCTTTTTGAGGATCATCAAAAAAATCATACTCGTCTTCCGTACTAACGTGGGCTTGTTCCTTTTCCGTCAGTTGTGTTTGGATAAAAGAATCAACGGTACGTCTAAGTTCGCCAACTTCACTACTCTGACGGCCTAAAAGCTTTTCAGCTTCTTGGTGCATCCTAACGATGTCTTCAAGGTTTTTGCCTTGATACTTTTCAGGAATGTCAGACTGTTCTTCTTGTTGAGGTTGCTTCTCTTCAGAAAGCTCATCAAGAGTTGCTATCTCTTCGTTTTCGTTGTTCTCATCATCTTCACGCTGATCTATAAATGTTGCCATTATCATAACTCCGTGCTACTCTAGCATTATGGATTAGTTTGTTTTAGCGGCTCTCTCGTGATCTCTTGCCCACTTATCATCTGCACCCGGAAAACCGAATCCTTCAAACTTCGTAAAAACTGGAGAGATTATCCGCTGGGCGGTATGTCCACATTCAGAGCAAGTAGTAGATTTAATTAGATGGTCTACCCACTGTTCTTGAATATAGTCACAGTCTATACATTTAAAATCATATCTACGAATCATCTGGATTTTCCATAATTACATCGTAGTTAGATTTAATGCCCCACTCAAAGCGTAGGATGCGAAATAATTGTTCACGTTCACCTTGCACTTTGTGTAGTTGTGTGCTATCCTTAATGTCTTCAATACGAAAACTATCAAAGCTAGTTTGGATTTCTTCAATAAAACTTTTCCAACCATCAGTTGAAAACATATTAAAGTAATCTTCGTAATACTTTTGTGTTTCAGTATCCAAAAGAATTATCCTTTACGGTTCTTGGAATATAACCTATTATAACATACTTTTGTTTAAAAGTCAAGACTTTTCTGTAACTTTTTTACTAGCCGTTGTTAGCGGGGTTGTTTTGGGTTTCATTTGGCATTCCCAGTCGTCTATCCGCTTGTTGAGGAAGTCGAACCTCTGGTTGACCTGATCCAATATTTTCTGGAGTTCTGTTGGGGTTAGCATTAGTCATTCCTTTTGCTGTCTTTGATTTAATAGCTTGTTCTTTAAGAACAATATCTGCTGTTTTAGCGCGTCTTTCAAACTCTTTATCATCATCTGTGCCGTCAGCAAGATTAGTCGAAAGTGCCCTAATACGATCTGACATTGCTTCATATTCAGCTAATTCACTTTCTGTTGAATATTTACTTGCTCTTGCCGTTGACTCAGCGGCTTGTCCTTTAAAGACTTCTATTTGTGCTTGCGTCTGAGCCATTTGCATTTGTGCTTGTTGCTGTTGTTGCTGTTGTGCTTGTGGGTTAGGTTCAGAAGCTTTCTTTAACGTCTTAATTAACTCATCACGATTAGACACATTCATATGATCAATAATTGACTCTAACAATAGCGGATACAAAGGAGACTGTTTATCCATAGTTTGTAGTAACTGCACTAACTGAGTTACTTCGTACTCGCGGGCTATAATACCTAAAGAAGTTGTAGGTATAAACTTAAAGTCTTGTACTGGATACAACTCAGGATCAAATTGCATGTAACGCCAAGCAGTTTTTTCAATCATTGGTACTAAGAAAGACTCTTGAAAGTTAATCAGAGTTCGCTTATGGCGTTTGATAATCGCACCCAGAGACATAGATATCCCAGCGGCAGTAGAGTCTCCATTAATTGACCCCGGTATGCCAGCGGCATCTATAGCCCCTGTTGCCATCTGCACCATCTTTTGAAGTTCAGCCGCTTGATTAAACGTAATCTGATTGACTTGACCAAAGTTAAAAGGCTGTAGGATTTCTGCTGGGTTACCGTTAGTCAAGATAGTCTTACCCGGACGCACTTCCATTTTAGATCCTCTAGGCATCCTAGAAGCGTCTACAGCAAGCATAGGGTGTACAGTTAATGCCAAGGCATCAATACGAGCACGTAGTTCTGTGTCAAGAGCTTTTTGGGAATTGTATCCTTTTTCACAAACTCCCCGTCCCCAGAACCTCCCCGGTACTACATCCCAAGGGAATGCAACAATAGGACGATCTTGCATCATGTAAGGGTTTTCTTCAATTTTTAAAAGTTGTCCGCCATTTGCAATAACAATTACAGCTTCAACATACCCTGATTCTTCCTCACCATCTTCATCTTCTATAAGATCAGCAACTTCTTCGCCTTCTGCTAAATCTTCTTCTATTGCTTGATTAAACATATGACGCGGAACAAGTCCATAGTATTTAGTTAATCGTACTTTATCATCATCAAACAAAGTTAAATCTTGATCTGGCTCAAGGTCAGTATCAGCAGAAGCTGTATCTAACATAACATCCCGATAAACACCTTGTTCGATTAACATTTCAACTTGGTGTTTTGGAACAAACTCATCAACTGCAACACCTAGCGCATCTTCTATACTTGTAGCTATAGGATCAATTAAAAAGTTTTGAGGGAGTATTGGTTTTACTTTAACAATAAAACGGTCACGCATTTCAACGCCAACAGCTTCCATAGCACCGTCCATCATTGGGCGAGTAGCTGGAGCCATTTCTTGTTTTTCTTCAATTAATAATTCAGCAATTCCTGTACCAAAAACAGCAGAGTTAATTAAAGCTTCGCCTACAGTCTTGCGAATTTTAGATCGTTTAAAGTCTTCATCTAATTGATTACGTAGTAAAGTAATATCTTCTTTATTTTGGTCTGCAATGTCATCGCGGATGTCAAAGAATTTGCCGCGTCCAAATGTTGCTTCTTCTACTTCTGCAACACTAGACTCTACAGCTTGTTGGAGTGCAGGAGAAATAATACGTGATCGTTCTGAGTTACGTAAACTATCTGATGAATCCCAAATACCACGCCAAAGCCGGTAGTATTCTTCAAACTTTTCTGAGTAGTTAGACTCATAATGATCTCGCCATTGATCACACTTGTGCATGATCCACCCAGCAATGTCAGTGTCGTAAAGTCCTTTATAATCGTCTTTCATATTAATATCCTGCTATTGCATCAAGCATTTCATAATCGTCTTCTTCATAATCATAGTGGTAGGCTACTTTAGCTAATTGGTCAATGTAAGCCAGCGAATCAATTAAATCATCGTGAACTAAAGCATTTGGAAATTGAAATAGTTGATCAAGAAACTGAGCGTTCCATTCACCTTTATTAATTGTAATTTGTCCATGTTCAAATCGTCCTTGTAAAGCCCAAACCACACGATCTGTTTTCTTTTTATTCCCATGAGTTAATTCTTCCACACGAAAAAAGCGTTGACTCGATTTCATAATATCTGTCAGATAAGGCAGTACCGCATTCTTCAATGCCCCTTTTTCTATACCAACTGCGACAGGACGATACTTTTCTACAGCGTCGAATATCTTCTTGGCGGTTTTTTTGATATCCCATCGTCCATGAATAATCTTCGCTATCCACCATCCGTCTACTCCAGCTTTAACAACAGCAATTGCTGTTTCATCTAACCTAGTATTTTTAGATTTAGCCGCCGCTTCAACATTAGAAAAACCAGCAAGATCTACTGCAATATAATAATCTCCCTCGTCCGGTTCTTCATCATCAAATTCAATCCAATCTTCTTTAAAAATTTCACTGCCCATAGCTTCAAAGGACGCTAAGAACTCCTGCCTAAAAGCATAGGATGACATTGACTTCTTAGCAGTGTCTATCTCTTCTGGGTCAAGTAAGGGATTATCGTAAGAAGTAAAATGCCAAGCTTGAAAGCTATCATCGTCTTCTAATTCTGCATATTGATACAGTTCGTAGAAGTGGTTACGACCCATTGGAGTTCCAATAAACATTGCTTGACCTTTTTGGTCAGCCAGTGCAGGGCGTAAGATTTGTTCCCAGACACTAGGCTTCATGTCTGCATACTCGTCAAGCACTAAGAACTTTAGTGACACCCCTCGCATAGTTTCTGGTCTATCAGCCCCTTTAAGACTAATAATACAACCGTTGATTAGTGTAATTTGCAAGTTGTTAATGTGAGATGATTTAATAATAGGATGTGCAAGCTCTAGTAGAGTAGACCACATAATGTCTCTTGCTTGCCCTTGAGTTGGAGCAACGTAGTAGACTTGTCCTTTGCCTTCTTGTAGTGCATTAATAATTAACAACCACGCGGCAAGCCTAGATTTACCAGTTCGCCTTCCAGCGGCAACTATCTTAAACCGTGTAGGACTGTTGAAAACATCTTGTTGCCAAGGTAGGAGTTCAACATTAAGTTCTGTACTCAATCTTTAGCTTCTTTCATAATATTGACTAACTCAACACCGCGAGTCTTAACTTGACGATACCACTTAGAGTCAATCATTTCATTAGCCGCCATAAGGTAATTTTTTTCTTCCACTTGTCCCAACATTTTTTTAAACTTGGAAAGACGGGTTCTCCCAAGATTGAAAGCCATGTTAACAAGTACACGAACCACGTCGTCAGGAAGGCCATAAAAATCATTGGTAACGCAATTAGCATCTTCTATTGCTTCTCCGCAATCAATATGAAATACATCCAGAATACGGTCATCTGTGACAGGTGTTCCTACAGGCCATGTATATTCTGGGTCAGTTTCAGTTACTAAATGACCAATACCAAAGGTAGGTAAAAACTCAGAGTCTAAATAGACCTCTGTAACATAACCTTCGTGCCGAATAAGGTCTTCTTTAATTTGATCAATTAGATTCTGGTGTAACATCAATAATATCCTCAGAGTCGTTAATTGTTGTAGCACCATTAACGCCTGTAATAGTAATAGATACAGCAGACCGCCCGTTGTTATTCTTATCTTTTTCAAAATAACTAACAGGAAGCATACGATCCATTAATAATTTCCAAGCGGCGGCTTGATTTTTATGTTCGTTGTCTAAAGCCGCACCCATTATACTGTCTAGTACCTTTTGAGATCTAGGACTTGCTAATAATCTAGCTTTAAACTCATTAATTGCGGCGGCATCTCCGGGGGGACGACCCCGTGCTACACGACTGCCCGGTTTTTTAGCCGCAACAACCTTTTTAGGGGGTCTTCCACGTTTTTTAATTTGAGTATTGTCAGTCATACTGTACTCTATAGTTACTCAACAGTAAATACAAGAGGTATATGTTTATAATCTATCTCTTGCATATCTTTAGAGTACATATTGTACCATACTTTTAAACAAATGTCAAGCATTATTTAGTATACCAGTGCAGATTCCTTTATTAAGCGGGTTTCAGTAGTGTTCTTTCCGCAGAGCGCGATTGATTTTTCTTATTAAAAACAGTATACTTACAACATAATATAATGATTAGATTATTAATTCTATTTTCACTCTTTTTTGTGTCTGAGTAGGTACGTAATATATCAGCGGTGCAATCCGCGCCCCCCCGCCCTGTGCATAAGTGTGCCCCTAGCTGTGGATAAGCCTGTGGATAACTGTGAAGCATTGCCTCCAAAAACTTGGCATGATTCTTGATATGTGGATAACTATGTTGATAAGTTAGAGTATGTGTGTATAAGTAGCACCTATTCTGGGGATAAAATAGTTGAGTAGGGAAACTTTTTATGAGAAGGATAAAGTTATCCACAGAGTTATACATGGCACGGTTCTTGATAGCTGATAGGTTAACGCCGTTAACTTATTAATTAAAATAACTCACCTATTAGCTGTCACATTTGATATACTTTGTCTTGTGGATGGGGAGAGACGCACCACGAAAAAAAAACTTGACAATTGAAACAAAAAGGAAATCAAAATGTCAGACAAAAACAACGAGAGTAAGGCACAGAACTTGGAATCATTTTTGAATAAGGATGTCGAGTTGACATTGGCCGCCGTCAAGACTGGCACGACGCATTGTCAGAATATGTCAGACTTGGTTAACGCCGTTAACTTGACCAAGGCAAGCATTAAATCGTATGTAGACGGCTTCGCTAGTCAGGCAATCGCGGGAGGTATGACGGCTGATAGCGTCAAGGTACTTAAATCGAATCGAAAGTGCATTTTGGAATTCTCTTGCGCTTTACGCAAAGGTCAGGAAGACAAGATCTTGTGGTCAGGTGAGAATTGCAAAAAGTTGGTTACAGGTTTTGCCGAAAAGGCCAGTGATATCGCATCGCTAGCCGCCGAATGTCGCAAACAAATTAATGCCGAAAATGACGATGAAACTGAAAGTACATATGACCTAGCCGAGAAACTGGCAAAATTTCAAGAGAAAGCGTCAGAAGCTGGCTACGATGCTGAGGCGATACTAAACCAACTCTTAATAGCGAATGAGGAGTTAACACAGAAAGCCGCATAAAACCCATGGGACGCGAGAGTCCCTTTTTCTTCAAGGAGTAAAATCATGTTGATATTTGACTACCCAAGCAAAAAGGCTTTAAAAGAGAACATCGGTTCGAAATTGAGATACATCGAAACCAGTATGTTCGGAGAAGAGTACCGCCGCGATGGGCAACTGACCGGCGCGAATCGGCCACATATTACAGGCCAAGGGCGCGAGTTTTTCGCACAAGTCACGATGACAAACGGCGTAATTTCATCAGTTAAATAGGAGCAAAATCATGGCACATGAATGGATGTTAATTGGCCTCGTGTACCTCTCTCTGGGAATGGTTCTCGTAGGCATGGTAGGTTGGGCTATCCAACTGACAACAGAGGCAGAGAGGCGACGGAGAAGACGCTTTAATAGATAGTACAATGGGGACGCGAGAGTCCCTTTTTTTGGCCTTAAAATCAATCAGCAATCATTTGCATTTGTAAATCATTTGCATTTAAATAAAAAAAAAATTTAGTAAAAAAAAAAACGATTTGTGCTAGATCTGTGACATTTGACAGGATTTGTGATATACTGGTTATACCAGATGAGAAATCTGTGATATGTGACAGGTTAACGCCGTTAACCACTGGAGAACTAAGATGAAAAACGATAGCACTGAAGTAGCACAAGAGATGCTAAATGCATACACGAACTCAATTTATGAGTGCGTTGATGGATTGTGGCAATTGGACGAGCGTAATGAGTCTCGTGTTGTTAGCGAGAGTAATGGGAAGTATACGCCACGACCAGGGTATGAGCTTTGGGGGACGTATTATTTAATCAAAAGATTAGCCCGTGCTTGGTTGGACTATAACGATCATCAAATCTTAGAAGAGAAGATGAGATGTTTCTTACAAGATCACTGCGCTCTACTTGAGTCTACCGATATCGCTAAAGAGTATAAGGAGGAAGAGTAATGTTCAGTACAGTAAATCCAAGGATCAACGAGTACATGCAACGCGATCACGACAGCATGAGACAAGGTATTCTTTTTGTGGTTGCTTCTATTAAAACGCCATTCTATATGATGGCTAAACAGATGCAAGATATTGGGGTTAACGGCGTTAACTCTAAGTACCTCTGGGGATTCAAAAAAGATGCTTACGAATACCTATCTGAGCATTCATCAGATTTGTATGACGAGTTAATGGATCATTATCAGCAAAAGTATCAAGGTCAGTGGAGTGGTTATGCTCTAAAAATAGAGCGCGATCGTCGAATGATGTTGATCCTTACAGATGTTCCGGGTCTCGGACTTGCAAAAGCAGGATTTGTGATGCAGTTAATGTTCGGACGTGTGGGCTGTATAGATGTACATAATCTGAGACGATTGACTTCTGTATCCGCTAAAGATCTTGTGTTTAATAATCATGCTTCAGACAAGATCAAGTATCAAAAGATAGACAACTATCTAAACATTTGTAAAGGTTACAATAACGCGGAAAGGTTATGGGATAAATGGTGCGATCAGGTAGCATACAACCCATGCAATCGCAAGCATTTTACAGATGGTAACGATGTTTCACAATTTCATTACACAAGTATTGCCGGTTAACGGCGTTAACTTATAGGAGTATACAAATGTCTAATAAAGGAATATTAATTGACCCATACCTGCGTTCAATTCGAGAGGTGCAAGTAGGGGACTACCCAGACCTCTACAACCACTTGAAGTGCGACACGTTTGCTGTCGGTGGTAGGACAAAATATGGTGACTCAATCTATATCAATGACAATGGACTATATGAAGAGTGGCAATTTTGGCACTGTCCCGAACTGTATCCTTCACCATATGCAGGGCGTGTGTTGATTATCGGCTTAGAAGCAAATGGAGAGGACAAAGACGTAGAGATCACGCTTGATGAAGTGTTGAAACTTGATCAAGATTTTTATACATTACAGGACTTGAGGAATAAGTATGCGACTGCGCAAGGATTATGATCCAGAAACAAACACGTATGCGCTCGACGATGACGAGCTAGCGAATTGGATTAGAGACAAAGTATGTGAAGAGATATCAACATACTCTAATCCAGATGTTAGGTTTTCTGAAATGGACGATTCGTTTTATTCTATGTATGAGACGTTGTTTAGTGATGATCCCATTAGCGATTATTTTGAAGACAAAGAAGATTCGGAGGTAAATTCTTAAATGGGAACATGGACGGATCTTGACATTGGCATTATGAGAAAGATGCTAAAAGACGGGAAGTCATCGACAGAGATTGGTAAGGTTTTAGATAAAAGCCCTACCACTGTCAGATCTTATGTGCAACGTAAAAAAAGTGATCTTAATCTAATAGCAGGGAGCATCCAAGGTAGATCACAAAAACCAGAAGATTTGTATGATGAAGAAGTTTTTGAAAAAGAATGGGCTGGCAGTATACCTCATTTACATTGGGCAATTACAAAATCATGGAAGGTATAATGCACAATTTTAGTTCTATGGTATGGTTCTATGTTATAGTATTTACTGTAGCACTTGTGATAAGGAATATAAATGAGATGCCTCAGTTGTAATACACAACTTAATTCGTTTGAATCAACAAGAAAATATACGGAGTCAGAAGAATTTGTTGATTTGTGTAACTTTTGTTTTAAAGAGATTAGTGAGTCTATATCTGTTAGAGAAAGAATGGATTTAATTGTACCCGCTGATGAACTAGCAGACTTTGAGGAAGATCTGTGATATACTATGTACTATGATGTTATGCAAGAGATGATTATTAATTTAGTTATCTCTTGTATTTAAAAGGTTAACGGCGTTAACTTAAAGGAGATTCTATGACAGATTTAGAAATTCCTATTGAAGAGTTCGCTCTTGCAATGGAGGAACACAACTGCCACGATACATTGGTGTCATGTTGTAATATGATTTACGCTTACGGTCTACCAAGAGTATTAAGTTCTCTTGCAGATTATTGCACCAACTCAAAAGAGGCTTACGCCTTGGCTATGTTGTGTGAATACTACAAGGAGAATGAAAGTGACTTTTGTAAAAACGCACCTCCCATGCAATGATTGCGGATCTAGTGATGGATTATCTATCAATGATGATGGGTGGAGCCATTGTTTTGTGTGTGAAGAGAGAAAAAAAGCAGACCGCGCTGTAGAAGATAGTTTTAATACCTATAAGGAAAATTTAGTGGAAGCAAAACAATTAGAGGTAGCGCACGAAAATTATATAACTATAATTGAACGTGGTATTAGTAGCGATACAGCTAGATCATATAAATGTTCTAAGGACAGTATCACTAATACCTATTACTTTAACTACACCAATAGTTATGGGGGCGTGATTGCGTCTAAAACTAGGACTCCCGATAAACATTTTAGTATCGCGGGTGATTGGAAAAGTGCCGGTCTTTACGGTCAGCATTTATTTAGCAAGGGAGGTAAGTTTGTTACTATAACTGAAGGAGAGTTTGATGCCATGAGCGCGTATCAAATGCTTGGTTCTAAGTTTCCCGTAGTTTCTATTCGGAATGGTAGTAGTGCCGCCGCTAAAGATGTACGCAATCATTATGAATGGTTAGATTCTTTTGATACGATTGTTATCTGTTTTGACGCAGATGATGCAGGACAGAAAGCGGCCTCCCAAGTAGCTGAAATGTTTGGTGCTAAAGCTAAGATTTTTAAACACCTTGATGGTATGAAGGATGCCTGTGACTATCTTCAGAACAAGAAAATGAAGGAGTTTTCGGAGAAATGGTGGGCATCTGAACAGCATGTACCGGACGGTATCATTGTAGGTAGCCAGCTTTATGACGATGTAATGAGACCTCTTGCAGATGCGGATTGTGAGTATCCTTTTACTGGGGTCAATGAGTTAACCTATGGGATAAGGAGGGGAGAACTAGTTACGATTACAGCAGGATCAGGACTAGGTAAGTCACAATTTGTTCGTGAAATTGTCTGGCACGTTCTCAATAAGACAGAAGATAATTTAGGTTTACTCTTCTTAGAAGAAGATGTCCGCAAGACAGGACTATCCTTGATGTCTTTAGCGGCTAATCAACCACTGCATTTACCTAACTCAGACGCTACAGAAGAGGACAAGAAGGATGCGTTCATTAAAACTCTTGGAACAGATCGTATATATTTGTTCGACCATTTCGGTAGCACAAGTGTTGACAATATTATTAGTCGCGTCAGATATATGGCTAAAGGTCTTGGCTGTAAGTATATTTTCCTTGATCATATTAGCATTGTGGTTTCTGCTCAAGCAAGTGGAGATGAGAGAAAAGCTATTGATGAAATAATGACTCGCTTACGCATGTTAGTGCAAGAGACAGGGATAGCTTTACTTATTGTGTCGCACCTCAAACGTCCTGACAGTAAAGGACATGAAGAAGGAGCAGTGACATCTCTCGCTCAGTTGCGTGGATCTGGTGCTATTGCCCAACTTTCTGATATGGTCATAGGACTTGAGCGTAATGGGCAAGCTGAAGATGAAACAGAGCGTAATACTACTAGCGTCAGAGTTCTTAAAAATAGATTCTCAGGGACAACAGGACGTGCATCAAGTTTGCTATACTCTAAGTACACGGGTAGAATGACTGAGGTAATAGAAGAGGATTTGTGATGAGCAAGGTACTTGTACTTGATATAGAAACCAACATGAAACATGACAAAATATGGTGCTGTGGTGTTTTGTGTGCCGGTATTCAATACATGTTTACAAAACTTGAAGATCAACATAAACTACAAGGCTTAATCAATGAAGCTGACATAATCACTGGGCACAATATTATTGGATTTGATGCCCCGATTTTGTCGCGCCTCTGGAATATAAAAATACCAGTGAGTAAAGCCAGAGATACTTTAGTTATGTCGAGGTTATTAAACCCACAACTAGAAGGAGGGCATAGTTTACGTGCATGGGGCGAAAGACTTGGCAAGTTCAAAGAAGGATTCACTGATTTTGATGGAGGTCTGACAGAAGAAATGATAAGGTACTGCCACCAAGACGTAGCAGTTACTCATTTGTTGTATTCTAAATTACAGGCAGAGTTGAAAGACTTTGGTGACTCAGTAGAGTTAGAACATAGCATCGCTATCTTAATAAAGAAACAGGAGGATAATGGATTTAAACTTAATGAAAAAGAAGCTATCATTTTGTTGGCTCAACTTAAAGATAGAATGTCTTTTATTACAGACTCAATGCAAAATATATTTCCTCCTATTGTGGAAGAGCGTTGGTCAGAAAAGACAGACAAACAACTCAAAGATAAAGTTACCGTATTTAATGTGGGATCACGTAAACAAATTGCAGAAAGGCTTCAAGCTCGCGGTGTCAAATTTACTAAGAAAACTGAAAAAGGCAGTATCATAGTTGATGAAACAACTCTAAAAAATATTGACCTACCAGAAGCTCAGTTGATAGCTGAGTATTTAATGATTCAAAAACGTGTAGGTTTATTAGAGTCTTGGATTGACAGTATTAAAGACGACGGCAGGGTGCATGGACGTGTGATTACCAACGGCGCGGTCACTGGTAGAATGACACACCAAAAACCTAACATGAGTCAGATACCTAATGTTAATTCTGAGTACGGTCTTGAGTGCAGAAAACTTTGGACGGTTAACGCCGTTAACCTATTAGTAGGTACTGATCTTTCTGGTATTGAGTTGAGATGTTTAGCACATTACATGCAAGATAAAGAGTGGCAAGGAGAACTACTCAATGGTGACATTCACCAAAAGAATGCAGATGCGGCAGGAATAACTAGACCACAAGCTAAGACACTGATCTATGCCACTTTGTATGGAGCAGGTGCGGCTAAGATTGGCAGTATTGTTGGAGGAGGTGCAAAGGAAGGAGAAGAAGTTCTTTCTCGTTTTTACCGCAACACACCATCTTTAGCAAAGCTTATGGAAAAAGTTAAAAAAGCAGCTAGTAAAGGGTATTTGCCGGGACTTGACGGTAGAAAGATTTTAGTACGGTCAGAACACGCCGCATTAAATTCTATATTGCAAGGATGTGCCGCTATTATTGCAAAGAAATGGTGTATTGAAGCGCACAAAGAGTTTAGGAAACAAAAACTATCTGTTAAACAAGTGGCTTTCGTACATGACGAGATTCAAATTGAAACAGAAAAATCAACAGCGCATACTGTTGCGTCTATAATGATTGCCTCTGCACGTACTGCTGGTTTATCATTAGGATTTCGTTGTCCAGTGGATGCTGAATCTAAGATTGGTGCAAATTGGTATGAGACACACTGACGCATATTTATGGTATAATATATACTTAATACAAGAGGAAAAATAATGTCTGATATTTATCTGCTTAAAGATGTCGAACTGATGTGGGCATTTTTATATGAAAGGAACAAGCTCTCTAACAAGTATCAAGTAGATCTTGTAAACTTGACCGATGATCAAGTCGAGTCTATCGAGAAAACTGGCGTTACTGTACGTAGTGACGTAAACAAACCAGAAAAAGGTTTCTTTGTTACTTGCAAGTCTACTAATTATGAGATCCACCCTTACGATAAAAATGGAGAGAGGATTACTAAAGATATTAAAGTTGGTAACGGCTCCCGTGCTAACGTAATGGTAAAACCATACTCTTGGAAGTCTCCTACAGGCTCCTCTGGTATGTCTTTAGGAGTAGCCAAGCTAGTCATCACTGACTTAAACGTCTATACCCCAGAGCCTACAGAAGAGGAGGAAGTAGAGACTCTGTGATTGCATTAGTGGACGGTGATATCCTATGTTATCGCATAGGATTTGCAACCAATGAAGAGTCAAAAGATATAGCCATTAGAACTATGGCTTCTTTTATGGAAGATCTGGTAATGTTTAAACTTCCTATTTCTTCATGGAGAACATACCTCACAGGTAAGACCAACTTCCGAAATGAGGTTGCTATCACCGCCCCATACAAAGGGAATCGCAAGGGAGAAAAACCTGTACATCTAGCTCTCTTGCGAGAGTACCTTGAGTATTCTTGGAATGGTTCAATCTCTGAAAATTGTGAAGCGGATGATGAAATTGCAATAGCCGCAACAGAGCTAGGAGATGATTCAATTATTGTATCTCTTGACAAAGACTTTGATCAAGTACAGGGTTGGCACTACAACTTTGTTAAGCGTAATAAATATTACATTGAACGCGAAGAAGGATTGTTTAATTTCTATTGCCAGTTCTTGATTGGTGATCGCATTGACAACATTATTGGAGTTAAAGGGATAGGCACTGTCAAAGCAAAGCAGTTACTTGAAGGCAAAACAGAACGTGAAATGTTTGCAATATGTGCAGAACAGTTAGGTA